AGATTAAAGTCCGGACGATAGTTATATAACCATAACATAACTTCTTCTTCGGCCCTGGGACGTTGCATGATTATGAGTTTTTTAGTAGTTTTGTTGTAAGTGAAGTTAATTTCACTACCAAACATCTTGCCAACTAACTTTTGATAACTGGCAAAAGCATAATAAGTTGCTAACCCACCCATATTTGTACTTGTTAGCAAATATGTATTGCTGTATGCTAGGTTAAATGGTTCAAACAATGTTCCACCTTGCCCGCCACCTGTTCTGCTGCCTATACTACGACGGAATATTTGACGCACATTGGTTACTTCTTGTGGTAAAGTATATTCGTTTTGATCTAACTGTAGGGTCAGAAACCCGAAACTTTCTTCAGATGCATTACTACTTCTCTGACGGAATTTAGCTAATGCTCTGTCAATGGCAGTATTGTAGTGGATGGGATCCAATTCAACGTCAATCATACCACCGCCTAGCATGGCTCTGACATATTCTACTATATTTTGGCGTTCGTTTTCGTTCTCGGTCATGTTAATATTTAGTCCATAAATACAATACTATGCCAAGACTTTCTATGTACCGTCCTGAAAAGGGCAATGATTTCAAATTTATAGATCGTGTGATCAACGAGCAATTCCAAGTGGGCGGAACTGATGTATATATACACAAATATCTAGGGCCGGTTAACCCCGAAGAAGGAACTAGCAGTCCTACTTCGCCTAATAATACAAATCCAATTGCAGAATTGGGTATACAAGATTTACTATTCATGGAAAACAGAGATAGACACTACGACCCTGATGTCTATGTTGTCCGTGGAATTCACACAATGCAGGATCTTGACTTCAATTTAAGTCAATTTGGAGTGTTATTGAATAACGATAATATCATGGTTAACTTTCACCTAAGCGGAAGCGTTGATTCATTAGGTAGAAAAATTATGGCAGGGGACGTTATAGAACTTCCTCACTTAAAAGATGAATATGCGTTAGATGATAGCATTGTAGCATTGAAGAGATTTTATGTAGTTTCAGAAGTTACACGCCCTGCCAGCGGATTTAGTCAAACATGGTATCCACATCTAGTAAGAGCAAAATGCTCACCAATGGTCGATAGTCAACAATTTAAAGAAATTCTTGACGCAGATAGTGGTGCAGAAGATGGTAGCACATTGCGTGATCTATTATCTACATATAAGAAAAATATTGAAATTAATGAGCAGGTATTGCAGCAGGCACAACTAGATGTACCAGCTAGTGGATACGAGACTAAACAGTATTATGTTATTCCTACAAGAGAAGATGGATTTGTAGATTATGCCGATGCATCTAATATGCTAGATGATGCCAGCGGTGACAATCCTATATCATATTTAGATGCATCCATTGTTTTGAATACACCTTCTAAAGACTATTATATTGGATACTTAACAGGAGATGGCGTGCCTGCGAATGGTGCCAATTATGGATTTGGAATCAATTTTCCTTCGCAACCGGGCTCGGGTGACATGTTCTTAAGGTCAGATTATCTTCCTAACAGACTTTTTAGATATGATGGGAAAAATTGGATTAAGGTTGAAGATAGTGTTAGAATGACTAATAACAAGTTAGGTAACACTCAGACAGATGACCCAACAATGGTTAGAAAAGATCAGAAGTCTGGATTCATTAATAACAACACCACTTCTACAATAGACGGAAAAGTTATTCAAGAAAGACAAGCATTGAGCAAGATTTTAAAACCAAAAGCGGATAATTAACATGGACTATTTTTATGATGGTCAAGTACGCAGATACTTGGCACAATTTATTCAAATCTTGAGCAACTATGCCTATAAGGATGCCAAGGGTAACCTAGTGCAGATACCTGTGAGATATGGTGACACTGACAAAATGGTCGGGCAAATCATGAAGAAAAATAGTGAGAACACAATACCTAGTGCTCCTTTTATTTCCTGCTACATAAAAGAACTGCATTTTGACAGAGAACGATTACAGGATCCTACATTTGTTGGTAAAATTAATGTTAGAGAAAGAGAGTTTGATGAGGATGGAAACAGATATCTGAATACACAGGGCAGCAATTATACAATAGAACGTATTATGCCAACCCCTTACAAATTAAATCTAACAGCAGACATATGGACTACCAGCAACGATCAAAAACTACAAATTTTTGAGCAACTTTCAGTAATATTCAATCCTAGTTTTGAAATTCAAACCACTGACAACTATATTGACTGGACTAGTTTAAGCACAGTTTTGTTGAATGATGTAATTTGGAGTAGTCGTCAAGTTCCAATAGGAGCAGGTGAGGATATTGATATAATGTCATTCTCATTTGAAACTCCAATATGGATAACTCCGCCAGCTAAAGTTAAAAAATTAGGAATTATTACTAAAATTATAGCCAATATATTTTCTAGTAATGCTCGAGGGACTATTGGATCTGAATATGATCAAATTGGTGCTGCTGAAATTTTTGAAAACGTAAATCCATCTTCACAACAGCCAATAACTTCAGGAGACTTTGATCTATTGGTTATTAATAATACCGCAAGACTAATACGTTCTAATGGTTTGGGCGATGACCTAGATATTAATTCTCCATTAAATTCAGTATCTTGGTTGTTAATACTTGATAAGTATCCTGGAAAATTTAGGGCAGGATTAAGTCAATTAAGATATGAACACGGTGATGGCAATGAAGTTATAGCAGGTATTAGTTTAAATCCTAGTGATGATCGTATAATGATATTGAATGTGGATCCCGATACCGTTCCAAGCAATACTACTATTCTCGGAAGAGGCACAGTGGATGCTGTTATTAACCCGGAAACTTTTAACCCAGGAAACACAGAATCAGGAACAAGATATCTTATTTTAGAAGATATTAATATAAATGATAAATTTGGTACTCCAGGATACAAGGGACCAGATGCTTGGAAAGACGCAGTGGGAAATGATTTTCAAGCTCATGCTAATGACATCATTGAATGGAGTAGCGGAAAATGGAATATAGTATTCAATTCTACTACTGAAAACAATATAATTTACATAACTAATTCATATACAAACATACAATACAAATGGGAAAACGGTGCATGGAGCAAAAGCTACGAGGGAGTCTATAATAATAAATTATGGAGACTAATACTTTAAATCAGATAGTATGTAGTGGTGGCTTATTCTTAGCCAGAGATACAAAACGCTTTCTTTTGCTATCCAGAACAAATATTAAAACCGCTGGCACATGGGGATTGGTAGGAGGAAGAAAAGAGCCATCTGATAGCACACCATTTGACGCTCTTAATCGAGAAATTCAAGAAGAAATAGGCAAAATTCCTACAATTAAGAAGATAATACCCCTGGAATTATTCACTAGTAATGATCAGCAATTTCAATACAATACATATGTATTAATTGTCGATAAAGAATTCATACCTTCGTTAAATGACGAGCATGATGGATATGCCTGGACTAGTTACGACCGCTGGCCGAAACCATTACACGGTGGAGTTAAGAACTCTTTTGGCAATAAGATTATTCGTGCTAAACTAGAGCTCTTGTTAGAACTATTTTAAAAGATCGGGCCCATAAGCCCAGGTGCCAAGGTGTCTTAGTTCTTGGCTTAATATAGTATCAATTTTTACAGAACGTCCGGTTGCTGCTATTTTTCTACATAGAATCATATCTTCACCTAGGAAATCGTTTGAATCAGGACACCATTCAAATTCAAACCATGGTTTAGGAATTTCATTGAATATCTCTGTTTTTATCAACATGCATCCCATTCCCACACCTTCAACAGTAACAAGAGAATCCTGAATATCAAAACTTAATGGATTTTGCCAATCCCATATTTTTTTATAGGCAACTCCTTTAATAGGTGTTCGCCTTCTAACATAGTTTGCTGCAACAACATCTTCGTTATGTGCTAATAATCTTGTTACAGTAGTAGCAGGAAATACAATATCGCTATCTAACCAAAGCATATATTCTGCTCCGAGATTTAGTGCTTCGGTGGCTAGTCGTTCTCTTTGTGTTAATAATACAGTGCTTAAATCCATGAACACATGAGTATCAATATTGTTCATAGTGTTAAATTTAACCATTTCGGTTAAACTTAAAGCATGTGCTGAATGTAGAGTATCTCTACAAGGAATACAAATTGCTACGTTATTTTTTTTACTAGACCAGCTAGTTGTTGAAAAAACAGATGTTTTTTTCATGCTCCGGCAACATCCTTACTGAGAGTTTCTCCTTTGATTACCAATCCTCTAATTGAATTCATAAGATCTTGTGTGCGTTTAGCACATAATATGAAGTCATTAGGAGTAAGTTTACAAGAAGTATTCATTGTTTCAAATGTCAATCTACCTAATGTGATTAATTCAATTGCGCTTTTTTTTGCTAGTTCGTCGATAAAAATATCTCGATCATCGGTATCTGTTCTTCCTAGTAAATCTTCAATTTCGGATTCATCAATATCTTCTAATATTTCTAAAAGATGTTCTAGTTCTCTATGTTCTTCCGATGAAAG